ACAATGGGCCCCGCAGACAAATCTTCCGTAGTGGACAAGACATCCATTTGTGCACGCAATCCATAATACTTGTCATTACATTTACGCAAACAAGGTTCACAACGTCTATACTGTCTGAGAAGTTCATAAGGAACTTCATATGTCAATTTTTCATAAATAAAGCGATTGCATTGACGACACAAATACGCTTTAGAATCAAGTTTTGTATATTTAGCAATTGTTTGAAATAACGCTTTCAGTGAGGCACAATTACACTACTCACATGCATACGCACCGGATAAATATCCTATATTTTAGAAGGCAAACATTTATCAATAGTGATACGAAGACCACTCCTTCCATTCACACACAAAGTACAACTTCAGATGCAAACGACACACTCACGGGTTTTGCTGTAAAGAAACAACGGTGATAATTTCTTCGCCCCTAGTGCGTTTTAAATTCATTCATTCAAAGCCTCATTCAATCGGCCATATTTCACAGCCTCAGACTTGCGATATTCGTCATAAGTCAAGAAACACGGTCTATCCACAAAATCACGCGAAGCGTGGATATATTTCTTGATCCAGAAGTCAAAAGTCTCTTTTCCGTGGAGCGACAATTCAAAGGCAGAAGTTTCCAGATTGACACTCGTCGACAATTCCTGATCCAAATCTCCTCGGATCCAATTAGTCATTTCCAAAACTGTCTCCATCGCCAAAGGAGCCACCCACATCATTTCCTCAGGATTCCAGACGAATTTCCTTTTCAGATAGGCAACGCTTTCAATGTCACGATATTTCACCATTTCACCAGACTTGGCTTCATCTGTGTAGATCATTCCTATAGTGGCATAAGCTTGAGCGATAGTCAATTGATTGAAGCGTTCACAAATCTCATCAGAGATATTGATGACATTATCGTCTCCATAGGACACCATCGCAACGTGTTTGTTGAACATGCGCATTGATTGCATGATAGGATCATTTTTGAAAACGACCATCCAACAATAGCGCATACTCACCGAATTGAAAATGGAATTCAAAATCGCTGTAATGGGGCATCCGGAAGGTTGAGAATGCGTCCACATATACACGTTGTCTCCACACAAATGGATCGAGTTGATAATCTCTTTCCACATGACATGTCGAACCAAGGCATTCTCTTCTCCATCATTGTAGAACTCATTCACAATGTCCAAGATCCTGTACAAGATAGGAAGCAGAAGTGTGCCATCAAAGTTGGAAAAATCACCAGCGATCACCTTCTTCCCTTTCGATGTGCATTTCTTCACAGTCTTGGTCCAATCGAACGAGTACACATTGGTCCCAACGGAAATTTCATTTCCAATCCTGTTTCGCATACAATGCGCAGCAAAACCGAGGAAATACTTCCGAAAAGACAACGTGTAGTCCATGGGACCAGCCGAAAAGACACGAGTTTTGACAGCTTCAATCTTTTCCAAAGGACGCCGTTCATCCTTGAGTGTGTCAATCCAAAAGGTAGGATAACGTTTTCCTTCTCTAGCCATGTTTTCACGAAGTCTCATCACCAGCTCAACATCAGGAGAAAGAAAGTAGTCGTCACATCCAAGCCATTTTGTCTTCCCCATGCCTGTTTTAGTGGCAACCCAAGGATAACCAGCAGAAGAACTCCTTTTCACTGGTGGTAGACAATCATCTCCTTCAATTCCGGTCACTGCTTCCAAATTCGACAAAATGCGACAATCACTTGGCAAGATGTTCGAGCAAATGACTCGCGTCATATCATTGATAGCAGCATCAAGATAGGTGTCATTCAAGTCAGGTGGTATAATTCCGGCTTTCTTGAGGCCATTGTACATGGGATCGACAATCTTGCCATCACGTACAACTCTCTGTAAAACAGAGGGAGCAGTAGTGGCTTCCACAATTTTCCCGTGACAAACTGAAGGACGCAACTGGCTCTTGGTCGCTGAGGGAATGGTATACAAAGATTGTCCCACAGGCACGAAATTTCCTTCGGGTAAAGTCACTTCTCCATTTACTCCAGGCATCTTCAGATATTCATCAACATTCAGGCAAATTTGAGCTTCGACAGAAAATTTCGCCATTGTACGAAGTACGTCTTTCACGGCAAGCGGGGAGGAAACTCCAAGGCCTCTATTCCCCGCAACGTGTATTCCGAGAATTTTCTTATTGAGATGCTCTCCAATTCCAACCAGGATGCCTCCGCAATCACCTCGAGTCGTTTCCAAAGTCTTATACTCGTAACGATCGCGAATCGTGTAAATTTTCTCCCCATCATTGTATTGCACATAATCCTGATCGAAAGCAGCAATCTCACCAGATTTCAACATAGCGCCTCCCTCATAAGGTAAACACAGCACCGCTGTCGTTTTCTTGAAGGAAGACATAGTGGGAGAATCGGCAATTGAGCCCACAATATCGGGATGATCATGCAGAGCGGGGGGAAAACAGACAAGCATCTGATCTTTGGCCTGTCCAAGCTTGTCTTCAACTATATGCCAAAACACTTTCTCAATGGGAAACACATGACCTGATGGTACGTTCGCATTGAAAAGTCGAACATGAGACGCTTGATTCAAGTATGGAGCCAAGTGAGCGACGGTCAAACCAATGCGCCCACGGATCATACAAATCTTCATGCGGGCGCTCCACCTTCCTGCAATTTGCAGTTCAAGTTCATAGATGTTGTTCAGAACTTTCTTGGAAATGGCGTACGCATTCGGATCCATCTGCAGCTGCGCACTCAATGGGCGCGAAACCTTGAATGATGCATACCCAAAGGCCGCACCAAGAGCTGTAGCGGTTCTCTTCATCCAAGTGTCGGCAACTTCTGTTTCCAGTTCGGAAATATCTGTAGAATCACCCTCAACTTGCAACTTCCGCGCATTCAGTGTCTTCGGATCTCCACTGGCACTCAATTCGCACCCAATTGTTTCGACCTGCAATTTCTTTGCTTTCATTGTTTTTGGGTCCGCACTCGAGCTCAGCTCACATTCGTTCTGTTCAACATGCAGTTTCTTCACGTTCATAGTCTTCGGATCTGCACTTGCTGACAATTCGGTCACAACATCACGAGCGGCGAACTTCCTCCTCCAAACTGAAGAGGGCTCCCTTTTGGCAAAGAAGTACCACACCACAGCAACCACGGGCACTGCAGCAATTGCACAATGGTACCAAGAGGCTTTGGCCAAGGTCTCCCTTGCTTTGGACAGAATCTTATCAAAAGTGTCCTTCACTCCAACCAAACTTTCCTTCAGCACGCGCTGAATAGTCTGGACTCGTGTTGACAAAACTGGAGCTTGATCTTCCAGGAAGTGACACAAAAATGGAAACCGCTGCGCATTGGAGAAACCTAAATCCGACATATAGTCCTTGAGCACCATCTGTGAATGCACAAATTTCTGTGCATCAGCATGATATTTCACAGTTGCCGCTCGTTTCAGGAAGTTATCATAAGCCTGGGCCGGCGAAATCGATCTTCTTCCCATAGCGACACGATCTTGATTCATCCACATGCGTGCCTCGCAATCGAACAACAGTCCAGCCTCTTCAAAGCCAAATTCACACCATAAGGCAAAATCAGAGAAGGAAAACTGCTGCATAGCAAGCTCACAATCTCGTAACTTGTATTCTGCTCCCTCGTGCAACGTCGGCACATGCAATTGGGCTTCCAGCGGCTCATTGGCACGTTCTTGCAAAAAGGCAAAAAGCTGTGATGAACGTTCAAAACGCAAACGATACAACCTATCAGCTTTCGCACGAAATTCCTCATAAGACATCGGTCTCCGAGTGAGATGAAGGCCTGTCTGTGGATCACATTCATAGACATTGTAGACCTCCATCGATTGGGGAACGCCAAGTTGCTCGAGAACCAAAGATTGATCCAAACGCCAAACGTGAGCCTCCTGATCAAATTTAGCAAAACGTTGTTTGACACGAATTTCAACCGACATATCAACTCTCCTGCGCACGGCATCTGGCCACGACAACGATTCCGGACGAAAAACCGCAGTGTTCGATGTCAAAAGAACAACGCGAGATTTAAAGTAAGTCTTTGCCTTGTCCTCAAGTGTAGCCATATGCAAGGGATATGGAGCCAAATTTCCCGTTCGAATCAATTCCATAAATTCCAAATTTGGAGAAGCCTGACTGTCTCTCATTTGTCCAAAATCATCGTAAATGCAAACTCTTTGACCTCGGTAGCCATCCCAAAATTCTTGCTCAATATTTCTGTTGTAAATCTGTTGAGTAAAATCACCATTCGGGATACCATCAATTTTCAATAAGTCAATGGCCAGAGGGAACATCATCCCCGACTTTCCTACACCGGACTGGCCATGAATGTGAATCACGATTGGTTCAATTCTTGGTCCTCCACGAAAAGCCCCAGAAGATTGTGCTCTGTCATAACACGCTTGCAAAACTCGAAAATGAGTTTGAAATCCCGCCATGATATTCCGATCAAATTTAAAGTCGGAAACCATGGCGGAATAACGAACTCCCTGCGAGTACAAGGTCTCAATTTGGACACATTTCTCGGAGTCCATGGCTATCTCATCAGGTGTATGGAGTGAAACCAAGGTTTGCACATCCAAATACCACTGAGTTATGCCTTGCACACACTTTTCAAGTTCCACAACATGAGGAGGGACACCGTACATCCATTCATAAACCTTGGCAAAGGTCCACTGCGCGACTTTTTCAATCACAGTCCAAGCTCCGGAAATACCTTTCATCAGGTTCCCAAACTTTGCTGCTCCAGTCACACATTCATCAATTTCTGATCCCTTAGGAACGCGTTTCAAAATAGAAGTTCCAAAGAGAACACAGAAAATTGTGGCCAAGGAAGAAATCGAATCCAATTCAGCAATCTGAGCCACCAGTTTGTTGTTAATCCACTGATACACTATATAAAGATGTCCTTTAAGTGTATTGGCCATTTCGAACAATCGAGCAGTGTCAGTCAAACGGGCACAGCCCTCAAGCATCAGCAAAACAGCTTCAAATTTATCGAATTCTTTAGCGAAAAGCATTCGGATGAATCTGTAGATAAAACTAGCCAAACTCACAATCCGAGCTGAATCATTGGCAAAATCCAAGACAGATGAAGCAACACTTGTCAAAGACTGAATCAGGTTCAGAAGTGGGCCATCAGTGTCCATTCCATGGGTAACTTTCAAGTCTATCCCAAACAAACCTTGGGCTTCCAAACGTCGTCCTTTCTGGGTGGTCTCGTTAAACACCAAGAATGGTTGAGCACGCTCCCAAATTGTTTGTGAGAACGAGTCGCACAAATTGACAATTATGCGCACGTTGTTATCTCCAACTCGCACATGAAAATGTCGTAGTTGTCTTTGTGGGACAGTCCGTTGAAAAACCGGAGCAACATGCCGATATTCGGTGACAAGTTGCTCAAATTTTGAGTTCCGTCGGGCAAAATCACTTTCCAAAATCAAACATCGAAGAATACAGCGCCTTAAGTTGTTATCGCGCGCCTTTTCCTTCAATTGGTCAATATTCATTTGGGCAAATCGGGTTTTGTTAGACAAGTTTTGTTGTAGTTTAGAATTCATTTTTGGCAACAGATTAATTCATGCACCTTATCAATTGAACCATAGTTCGTCAAATGATGCACATACGAAATGAAACTAAATCAAATCCACTTCCTAGGTTGCAAGTCTAGTGGGCCATAATGATAAGTTTCAAATCTTGACACGTAACACCTAACTCGAAGCTTTAATGTTACTAAGCCATCATAGCAGTCAAATCATATAATATAAAAGCAAGATAGTCCGTATCAATAGCAAGGTCAAGTGATAAAGATCATTAACTTGATAACAGCGGTTAAAGTCTTTTCCGACTAGGAATACAATTTCCAATGCTCCTCAGAACTTGTACTTTATAATTCCATAGGACTAAAATCACAATAAATATAGTAGAGTCAAAAAGAATATAAATGAGAGTTTAACAGATACTCACAAACCTCAGGATTATAGCTCCCGGCGGGCACTGGATATTCGGTTCCGTAAACGTAGGTCATGGTTGTATTGCATAAATGCAAT